GTCTCAGGCTGGCTTATACAACTTGCAATTCAGTATCCAATTCAAGAACACCACCAATGACGGCCAAGATGTGGATGTATGGTTTCGCAAGAACGGCACAAACATTGACAAATCAAACAGCAGATTTCATCTATCACAAAGAAAATCGGCGGGTGATCCATCTCATTTAATTGCCGCGCTGAACTTCTTTGTTAGTCTGTCGGCCAATGACTATGTAGAGATCATGTGGCGGCCAACAAGCACTAGCGTTAGCATTGAGCATTTTGACGCCAGCGCCTCACCGACTAGGCCAGTAGTGCCATCAGTCATTGCCACACTTTCTTTTGTGTCCAATTTGTCAGTAGAAACAGCATAATTCAGCTATGGCACTCATACCTCTCAAGATTCCACCAGGCGTGTACCGCAACGGCACTGAATACCAGTCTGCTGGGCGGTGGTTTGACGCCAACTTGGTACGCTGGTTTGAGAACACTCTCAGGCCGATTGGCGGTTGGCGTAAGCGTTCCAGCAGTCAGATGACAGGATCGTGCCGAGCTTTATTGACTTGGCGCGACAACAGTGGAGATCGATGGATCGCTGCTGGTACGCATTCCAAGCTCTACGCCATGAATGAGGCTGGCACGCTCAAGGACATCACGCCAACAGGATTCACGGCAGGCATAGCTGATGCCGCTACAAAGACTGGCTATGGGTACTCCACCTATGGCAACTTTGCTTATGGCGTGGCGCGTCCCGATACAGGCTCTGTGACGCCGGCAACGACTTGGAGTCTAGACACTTTTGGCGAGTACCTGATCGGTTGCTCCAGCTCGGACGGCAAGATATATGAATGGCAGTTGGGATTCTCAACGCCAACGCTGGCGGCTGCCATCACCAACGCGCCAACAGGTTGTCAGGCTGTAATGGCTACAGCCGAGCGCTTTATCTTTGCTTTGGGCGCATCCAGCAACCCTAGATCGGTGAAGTGGTGCGATCAGGAGAACAATACAAACTGGACGGCATCGGCCACCAGTCAGGCGGGTGACTTTGAGCTGCAAACAGTTGGCTCATTGAAAGCAGGCAAAAAGGTGCGCGGCATCAACTTGCTGTTTACTGATGTGGATGTACACACCGCCACATATGTCGGACTTCCATATGTGTATTCGTTTGAAAAGGCTGCAAGCGGATGCGGTTTGATTTCATCGCAGGCCGTTGCCGCAATTGACACTGCTGCGATGTGGATGTCTACATCAGGCTTTTGGATATTTGACGGATTTGTCAAGCCTTTGCCTTGCGATGTGTCTGATTATGTATTTCAGAATCTGAACTACAACCAAGCCAGCAAGGTGTACGCTGTACATAACTCCAAGTATGGTGAGATATGGTGGTTCTACCCATCAAGCGCCAGCAACGAGGTGGATTCATATGTCACCTACAACTACCGCGAGAATCACTGGAACATTGGCTCACTTTCTCGCACAGCAGGCACTGACCGAGGTGTCTATTTGCAGCCACTGATGGTGTCGCCTGATGGCTACATCTATGAGCATGAGGTGGGCTATGCCTACGACTCAGGCATTTTGTTTGCCGAGTCTGGACCATTGGAGATTGGGCAGGGTGACAACATCATGTCTGTACGCCAAGTGATACCTGATGAGCAGACATTGGGTGAGGTGGTGGTGAGCTTTAAGTCAAGGCTGTATCCAACCTCCACAGAGTCAAGTCATGGTCCATACCCAGCGGCGCAGCCAACTGATGTGCGTTTCTCTGGGCGACTTGTCAAAGTGAAGTACACCGGCAATGTGCTTGAAGACTGGCGTGTCGGCGTGTCCAAGCTGGATATCGTTGCGATGGGTAAGCGTTGAAAGAACAAGAGGATTTGCAGAGGCTGAGCCATCATGTGGCGGCGGCACTAAAATACTCTGGAGGAACTCATGGAATTGAAGACATTGCAGAGGGTCTGAAAGTGGGCAGATTTCAATTGTGGTCTGCTAAAGATTCTGTGGTGATAACCGAGATCATTGTTTACCCGCGACTCAAGAATTTGCACTTCTTTCTTGCTGGCGGCAATCTTGATGAACTCAGGTTAATGCGACCACTCATTGAGGCTTGGGGCAAGCAGATTGGTTGTACAAGAGTCACCTTAGATGGACGTAAGGGTTGGTCTAAGACATTTTTAACAGATGAGGGATATGTACCAAAGTGGCATATCTTGTCCAAGGAGTTGATATGAGTAGAGGTGGTGGAGATATATCTACAGCGGTTGTTGTGTATGGACCTGATGGAAAGGTGTATGGCAGTCCTGCGGCTGCTAGATCTGCTGGCGTGGAGAACTTTACTATGTCTCCTCCTGTTGATAGAAGTAAAGATACGAACAGCTTACCTAAAGAACTTATTGATGCTTTGCCACAGCAGTTTGAAACTGAAAGCCTTATGCCTGCGAGGTTTGGAATGCCTCGTGAAGAAAGACTTATATTGCCCCCTAATGCAGAACCTAACTATGTAAATGAGGGTAAAGGAAGAAATGTACTTACTGGATACCAAATTAAATTGGAGATGCCAGCTAATTACCCTAAAACAGATGCAAGGGGTTTTCCTGTTCCTCCATTAGTTGCTAACTATGACCCTCAAGGTAAATTAAAATCTATTGCAGCCAAGGAGAGATATTGGGCAGACAATCAAGTTCATATTTTGCCCGAATACAGTCCAACTGGTGAATTTCTTAACGCAAATCCTGCAACCAATGAGCAAGCTGGCAGTGGTGGTTTGGGTGGTTTTATATCAGACGTTGCTAAAGATTATGGCCCGATGATTTTGGCTGGATTGGGTGCTAATTTAGCCGCTGGTAATTTTGGTAGTTTATTGGGTGGTGGTGGTGCAGCGACTGGTGCAGCGGGTAGTGGCGCTCTAAGCCCATATGCGGCGCAGGCTGCTGGCGCTTATGGTGGCAGTGCGGCGGCAGCACAAGCGGCGGCTGCTGGTAGTCTTGCTGGAATTCAAGGTGCGAGTGCAGCTCAGAATGCCTTAAATCTTGGCATTCCTACTGGTGGCGGTGTAGTGCCAAATCAAATGGCTGGGATGTCTACAGATCAAATTTCATCATTGACGCCAGAAGCTACTGGTAGCGCGGATAGGGCTGCTTTGTATGGATCAGAGGGATATGGCCCTGCGGCATCGCCAGCGGAGCTTGCATCTAGCACTGGGCTTCTAAGCTCTTTAAGCAATATCGGTTCATCAGCATTGGACTTTGCAAAGGCAAATCCAAGTCTCACAGGATCATTGCTTGGCGCTGGGGTTAGTGCTTTGGGCGCGTTGAATGCTCCAAAAGAACAAACCGCCACCACAAGTATTGATCCACAGATCAAGGCCGAGTATTTGGCAAACCTTGAGCGAGCCAAGCAGACGGCGGCTGGCTTACAGGCGCGTCAGATTGCACAGCCTGGCGCAATGTACACCGGCGCAGAGCAGCAGCTCTACAACCTCGGCATGACACCATTTGGTGCTGCTGACATTGAGAGGTTCTACAACCCCTACCAAGAGCAAGTGGTGCAGGGTGCTTTGGGCGACATTGAGCGTACACGCCAAATGCAAGAGCAGGAAAACATGGCGCGAGCAACTGCTGCTAGAGCGTTTGGCGGTTCACGCCAAGGCGTAGTCTCAGGCATGACCAATGAAGCTGCATTGCGTCAAGCGGCCACTACTGGCGCACAGTTGCGATCTGCTGGATTTACTCAGGCCGCCAACCTTGGACTGGCAGCGCGTCCCATGGACATTGCAGGCTTGCAGACTTCATTGGGACTCGGCACTACTCGCACCGCGCTTGAGCAAGCAAGGCTTGATGCGTTGCGTAATCTTGGCACTGAGCGTTTGCAAATGACATCAGGCGCTTTGGGTATAGGTATACCCAACTTGGGTAGCTCATCTACTCAGCCTTTGTATTCAAGCACAGCAGGCAGCGCATTGTCGGGTGGATTGACTGGAGCCTACATTGGCTCACTGCTTGGAGGAAAGGCATAAATCATGGCTACATACGAAGAGAATCTAGCAAAAATGAGTCAGCCATATGAGTATGCGCCATTGCCAATCAGAGGCGGTGGACAAGACCGAGCATTCTCAGGCTTACTCGGTGACATCTTTGGCGGCGGTGGTGTAGCTACTGGTCTTGAAG